ACCGACCCGGCAGCCCGACAGGGCTACCTGGCGATGGCCGCCGAAGCCGAAAAGCTGGTCTAGAGCAAAGGAGCCCGCCGCAATGGCGACCGCACCCCCGACCCCCTCGGAGATGTTCTCCGACACCACCGACCCCGTCCAGATCGCGTCCCGGTTCGAGGACTACAAGACCACCCTCGCCAAGTCGCACGTCGGCGCGGAGAAGGACGCCTTCGTCCCGATGCAGGGCATCGTCAAGGGCGCCAAGGGCAACGTGACCGCCGAGCACGTCGCGAACATCACCAAGTCCGTGTCCCCCGAGGTGCTCGCCTCGATCCAGGGCGAGCTCGACGCGCTCAAGGGTGTCAACGCGGACTTGGCGAAGGACTGGACGCTCACCAACCCGAACGCCGCCGGCCTGGTCCCCTACGACCTGGAGGCCCCGGCGAACCTGCTCGTCCCGCGCCTCACCCCGCTGCGCAACGTGATCCCGCGGATGAAGGGGCAGGGCACGGCCCGCCTGTTCAAGCGGATCACCGGCTGGTCGAACTCCGGTGTCGGTGGCGTCGCCGACCAGTCGGCGTTCATGAACAGCGACACGGTGCAGACCGCGTTCGGTTCGCTGAACCTGCGCCGCGGCGCGAAGATCGCCTACGCGTCGGACAACAAGTCCGTGATCTACAAGGAACAGTCCCTGTCCGATCAGGTGAACTGGTCCGCGCAGTTCGCCGGCCAGGGCTTCCAGGACATCCGGTCGCTGTCCCAGACGGCGCTGCTGTGGGCCACCTTCGGCGCCGAAGAGCGCTCCCTGCTCTTCGGCCGCGGCACCGACACCGGCTACGTCGGCGCCGTCACCGCCCCGGTCATCAGCTCGTCCACCGCGACGACCGGCGGCACCATCGCGGCCGGCACCTACGCCATCGTCGTGACCGCCAAGACCGGTTTCGGCGAGACCGCGGTGTCGAACAACCCGGCGCAGGTGACGACCGGTGCGACGTCGACGATCACCGTCAACGTCACCACCGAACCGGCCGGGTCGCTCGGCGTGTACAACCTGTACGTCTCCCAGGCGGGTGGCGCGGTCGGCACGGCGACGTTCCAGACCACCTTCGTCGGCAACACCGTCACCATCACCGCGCCGCCGTCGAACACCGGCGTGGTCAACCCGGGTGCGACGAACACGTCGGCGTCGGCCGCGGCCTACGACGGATTCCTCACCGTCCAGGCCGACCCGAACCAGACGGGCTACTTCAAGCGCCTCAACGCGGCGCTGTCGACCACGAACCCGGGCAACGAGTTCCAGGTCGCGTTCCTCTCGCTCTACCAGAGCGTGAAGGCCGACCCGGACGACGTCCTGTGCGACGCCGGCGTGATGAAGGAGGTCGGTGACCTCCTCAAGACCGCGTCCTCGGCGAACTACCGGCTGAACCTCAACGGCGACGGCCACGGCCACTTCCTCGGCTCCTCCATCACGGGGATCGAGAACCAGGTGACCAAGAAGATGGTCAACCTGGACGTGCACCCGTACATGCCGACAGGCAACGCCCTCATCCGGTCTCGGTCGCTGCCGGTGCCGGACTCGGAGGTCAACGCGACCGCCGCGGTGATCGGCCCGCAGGACTACATGGCCGTCGACTGGCCGGTCGTGCAGTTCACCTACGACCAGAGCACCTACATGTACAACGCGCTGGTCCACTACGCCCCGGCCTGGTCCGGGCTGATCTCGAACATCCTCTGATGGCCCCTCGGCGGCAGCGGCTCGTCACCGCTGCCGCCGAGGTCCTCGTGACCGTCCTCTTTGGAGCAGTCCCATGGCGAAAGAAGCTCTTGTTCTCGCGTCCCCGCTCACGCACGGAGCCAGACTCCAGACCGAGACGATCGCCGGCCGCCTGGTCGTCGCGACGCTCGGTGACAAGCTCACTGGTGCCGGTGTCGCCGCGGTGATGGGCGTGCTGAACACCTACTACGGCTCGACGTTGACCGCGGCGCAGCTGGCCGCGCTGAAGGGCGTCACTGGCGACAGCTACGTCGTCGTGAGCGCGTGCGACGTGATCGCCGCGGTGGCGCCGGGTACCGAGGCGGCGCTCTCCGCGCTGCTGGTGACCGCGCTCAAGACCAACGGCAACGTCGTCTCCGGCTGATCACTGTGGACACCGTGAAGGTTTGCGCGCCGGACGGCGCCGCGCGGCAGGTCGAGGTCGGCGGGCGCCGCTACCGCTCGACGGACGGCGTCTACACCATGCTCCCCGACGACGCGCGGATGCTGCGCGCCGCGGGCGGTTTCGTGCCGAATCTAGCTGCGGGCACGGTCCGCGGCGGCTACCGCTGCGAATGCGGGTTCGGTTCCCACTTCAAGAAGTGCGGCCGCTGTGGCCGCGAATGCGCAAAGGAGCAGTGATGGCTGAAGAGCTGACCCGCGAGCAGGCCGAAGCGCTGTACAGGGAGATGTCGAACGCGGATCTGCAGGCCGAGCTCGGCGAGCGAAACCTCGTCAAGACCGGCAACAAGGACGACCTCGTCGCGCGGCTGCTCGACGCCGACTTCCCGCCGGCGGGCGACGACCCGGGCGCCGGTGACCCGCCCGTCGAGGACGGCGAGGACGGCGAGGACGGCGAGCTGTGCGGCATCTGCTGGCCGGACGGCTGGCCCAACAAGGACACCGCGGCCGCCTCGTGCGAGCACGGCGTCTGGGACCGGATCTCGACCCTCTCCTGACCCGCCACCGGAAGGAGGTGCGCCGTGCTCACCCAGCCCTACGTCACCGCCAGCTCGTTCAAGGCGTACCCCACCTTCATCCCGCTCACCAACCTGCGCCCCGGCGACGTCGTCGCCGCTGACCAGGACGCGCAGCTGACGAACATGCTGCTCACCGCGTCCCAATGGGCCGACGACCAGTGCGCCATGGGAACGCCGGGTGGCTCGATCTGCGCGCACCTGCAGACCGACAACGTGCGGCTCCGGATCAGCCGGGCCGGCCGGATCTCCCACCACGCCGACCACTCTCCCGTCACCGCCCTCGTCAGCCTGGCGATGGGCCCGTCGCCGGACTCGCTGACCCCACTGACAGACCTATCGAACCTCTGGATCGAGGACGGCGCCCAGATCGTCGGCTACCCGGCCGGCGCCGCGGCCCCGGCGCTGAACGCGCTGCAGTTCGGGGCCCCGGTCACCTCCGGGGAGATCTTCTGCCGCTGGACGTACGTGGCCGGGTTCGTGTCGACGCTGCTCGCCGGAGCGGTCATCGCTGGGGCGACGTCGTGCACGGTGACCGACCCGACGGGGATCGTGGCCGGGACGGTGCTGCGGGTGTGGGACCCGGGTGTCGAGGAGGCCGTCACCGTCTCCTCCGCCTACGTGCCCGGCTCGACGAGCGTGCCGATCACGGGGACGTTCGCGAACGCCCACAACCCGGCGGGCGCCGCGATCGGGGTGTCGAATCTGCCGTCGACGGTGCGGCAGGCAGTCATCTTCTACACGATGGCGATGCTGATGCGCCCCGACGAGGGCGTCTCCGACTCGTTCCCGGACTCGCGGGTGTCGCCGTCGATCCGCGCGGACGACTCCCGCAAGGACGGCACCGGTCTGGTGACCGAGGCGATCCGTCTGCTGCAGGACTACAACCGTGTCCGCTAGCAGCGTCCTCAACGGACTGTGCACCTACTTCGGTGGTGCCTACGACACAGCGACCCGCACCTACCGGACCCCGCAGGTGACCGGGCTCGGCGTGGTGCGGCGAGCGTTCGCGACGGACGACGTCGGCGCGGACTACTACCTCGGCATGCCGACCGGCACGCCGACCGGTTGCCAGCTGGTCGTGCAGCTCCCCGGCGGCGCCGAGCGGCGGACCGCGGTCCCGGCCGTGCGCGGCTGGAAACGGGTCGAGCACCGCGTCGAGATGCACGGCTTCCTGATCTCCTCCCACCTCTACGGCGAGGACGCGCAGGACGACGCCTACGCGCTGCGGGATGCCCTCTTCGCCAAGATCCACGCCGACCCCACCTGCGGGAGCGGTGGGTTCGAGGCTCTCGGGTTCCAGGTCGGCGAGGGCGAAATCCTCGAATGGGACCTGGCGCAGGCGGAGGCGAAGGCCGGCCAGACCCGCGGCTACCTCTTCATCAAAACGATCGCGGTCGAGTACGTCCAGGCCTAAGGAGCCGTCATGGCGAACAGCAGCAAGCCCATCAACCCCGCGCCGGCCGACGACGACCCGCCGCCGGAAGAGACGCCGGCCGCGGCGGAGACGTCCGGCGCCGACCCGGCTCCCGACGCCGAGCCGACGCCGGACCCCGCGCCCGAGCCGGGCCGGTACCGCTTCACCGGCCCGTACCCGCAGACCTACCACGGGCCGCCCTCGTTCGTCGCCGAGCCCGGCGAGAGCTACGACTGGCCTGCCGGACCGCCGGCTGACGGCCGCTGGATCAAGGAGAACTGACCATGCCCGCTGCCGTCGGCACTTTCGCCTCCGCCAAGCAGTTCGTCGGCATCGCCGTCGAAACGCAGCCCGGTACCCCGGTGGCGATGACCACCACGATCGCGTGCGACAAGTTCGAGTGGGAAGACAAGCCGGTCTGGCTCGACGACACTGCCTGGACCGGCAGCATGGTCGGGACGCGCGGCAAGCAGGCCGGCGTCATCAAGACCGACTGGTCCATGTCCGGCAACGTGTACGGCGACACGATCGGGTTCCTGCTCCGCAACATCCTCGGCGACGTCACCTACACCGGCGGCACGAACGCCGGGTCGTCGACGACCACCACCGGCGCGCTCACCGCCGGCGTGACCACCGTCATCCCCGTGACGTCGGCGACCAGCATCACCCCGGGCGTCGTCCTCGCGATCGACACCGCGGGGCTGCTCGAGCTGGTAACGGTCCTGTCGGTCGTGTCGCTGAACGTCACCATCACCGCCCCGGTCGCCCGGTCGCACTCCTCCGGCGCGACGGTGCAGCCGGTGACGGCGCCGTTCAACAGCAAGTTCTCCGTCTACAACGGCGGGAACGGGCAGCCGGTAACGCACACGCTGACGCATTTCCAGGGCACCCCGACTGGCACCGGCGCGCGGGTGTTCCCGTCGGCGTGCTTGTCGGACCTGACGCTGAAGTGGAACGCCGAGACGGCGCTGTTCACCTACGAGGCCAAGGGCTCGTCCTGGCCGTCCGCGATCGCCGCGGGAACTCCGGTCGCGGCGCCGTCGACGGTGCCGCCGATCGCGTCCTGGCGGACGATCATGGGTGTGGCCGGGCCGGCGACGGGCGGGACGCTGGTTTCGGTCGCGACGGACGGTGAGATCGCGATCAAGCGGAAGCTCGACCCGATGTACACCGGCCAGAACTCGCAGGCGCCGCTGATCATCCAGCGGGGTGAGGTCAACGTCACCGGCAAGGCGAAGTTCATCGCGGTCACGTCGAGTTTCACCACGTCGGCGTCGGCGGAGCAGTCCTACCTGTACATGCTCAACAACACGCAGCCGCAGATGCAGCTGGTCATCGACAACGGCGGT